CGCATGCCCTACGTGGCGCGTGCGTAATCAGGCCAAGAACATTCTTGGTGTGCCAGAATGCCCCGAAACTAATCAGACACGAGGTTTCGACTATGGAAATAGCCGCTCACTCGTGGCCTGGCCGGCTTGTGCCTCTCTTGAAAGGGTACGGTCTCGGTCGCGTCAAAATCCAGATGATTGTAAAAAAGATCACTGGTCTCCTTAGAACTAAAGGAGCGCGCGGCACTTTGGTTTACCTTAAGGCCCTTTCGGGTCGATTTAAAAATTGGTATTCCAAAGGCGACATACCCCAGGAAAGCACTTGGGTGAACTTCCGTTGGTGGAAGCGAATCGTCCGTAAACGACGTAAGCTTGTTAGGATGTGTATGGCGATTCATCGCGTCATCACTCTAAGAGTCCTGACTCCTGAGCAATGGATCAAATTCGATATGGCTTCTCGTCGTGAGAAACCAAATTCGTTGGCGATTCATCAGGCCTCAGCTTACGCACGTTTGGGATGTGACACTCTTGGTAAGTATCGTCATAGGGGTCCCAACTCTGTGTGGCTCCTTTATATGGAGAAATGCCTTTCGGCAACACAGGGAGACCCTGACTTGGCTTGTAAAAAGGCGTTAAGTCGCCTTGCCAAGGACATACTACACCTTAAAGGTTTGGACCTCCTTGATCAGGAGTCCTACCTTGAGTGTTTCAGCCCCTATTCGCCCGCTGATGTGTTGGAGTTCGCTAGCAGGTTAAAGCTGCGAAACCCGAGCACCACAGACTTGGTTCCCGTAGGCTCACTCAACGTGAGTCAGGAGCCCGGTGGGAAGGCGCGCTTCTTTGCGTCGCCCCGCTTGATTTATCAAGCGCGTCTGGGTGGTGTTTTCACTGCCCTCGACGAAATGCTCTACGAGCTTCCCGAAGACGCTTGTCACGACCAGACAGGTCCTCTGACAGCAATTGAAGGAGTTCTTTCACAAGGGAGCACGGTCTATTCTGTAGACCTTTCCAATGCGACGGATTCTTTTCCGTTGTCCGTACAATTAGCTGTGGCTGAGCGTTTAGGGATCAATCCCGACGACCTCAAGTGCATTGAACACCTTTCCACCTCCCCATGGAGGGTGTCGAAAGACATTTCCGACGCGGTGGAGGTAATTCCATATCATCGATGGACTGTTGGGCAACCACTTGGTATGAAGCCAAGCTTCGCCTTGTTCAGCATCACGATGCATGCCCTAATTAGAGGTATTGCGAAGGTGCACGGTTTGCCGTTTAGGCAGTCCTATTACCAGTTGGGTGATGACCATGTGGGCTTCTGCCCTGAACTGGAGCAGAGGTTCATAAGCGTGCTCGAGTCACTGGGGGTTAAAGTCTCAGTTGAGAAATCTATCACTTCTGATAGATGTGCTGAGTTTGGAGGAGCTCTCATCCGTAAGGATGGGTTTACCTTCAGGCCCGGAAAATGGCGGAGCTTGGATAGCTCTACCGCCCTCTCATACTGCGCCGACCCAGATTTCGATCCATCTAAGGTCTGGCCTAAGACCGTGGTTTCTCTTGTTGAGAAATTGAGGTCTCGCCCTTGGCCATTTGGATTCGTTGTAACAAACCCTAATGACTTGTCGGCAACTGCTCTCACGAGTAGCCTTCGGAGGCTCACTCACCGTGTCCTCCTCCCTCATGATACGACACGCTTCCTGATTGAGCGACAGTTGATGTACGCATCAATCCACCCACATATCACACAAAGGAGGTACCATCCACTACCGCATCATAACCACCTGCTTCAACAGCGAAGTCTGGCAGGTGTAAGGAACCGTGTGGACACAAAAGAGAAACTCTTTTGGGATCGTCTTGGATATTGGCATGGTCAACATGTCCATATATCTGAATTTCGTCCTGATTGGCTTACTCTTGCAGATAAACGATCTGTTCAGTTCGCTGAATTGGTTGCTTCGGCGTGGACCGGTGAAGTGAAAGCCGGTCACATGAATCCCTTTGTCTGGGATGTCACGCTAAGACGCAGATGTTCCACTAACCACCAGTTGGTAGGAGCTTTGCTATCTGAAAGTCCATTCCGCTCATACGGCCAATACCGTTCCGGAGACGCTTCGTTCTTCCGAACTCTGCGCCGTGTCGCGGACTATAAAGACGTCATTCCTACGCACCTGTTCCCGATGCCCATAAAGGGTTAAGGGAGTGCAAAGGGGAGGCTTT